TAAGGCAGCGGTCTTGAAAACCGCCGTGGGGGCAACTCTACCGTGAGTTCGAATCTCACCTCTTCCGCCACAAGATGAGGCAACAATGATAATAAATCTACCTTCAAACACATTTATGGAAGAAATTGAACATTTATGTGTTTCCAAGAAAATAGAGTATATAGAGGCTGTTGTTATTTGGTGTGAGAATAATAATTTTGAAGTTGAGTTCGCTGCTGACTTGATCAAAAAGAATCCTTTGATAAAATCAAAAATTCAAATTGAAGCAGAAAATTTAAATTTCTTAAAGCGACCGGCGAGGTTGCCATTATGATGTGAGGTTGATATGACAGCTTTTGATGTGTTTAGAGAATATATAGCTCTTAAAACACATTTCACTACAAGATATTATGATTATTTTAAATTCAATGGTCAACTTAGGTCAACAAAAACAAAAAATTATGAAAACAGAAAAGATAAAGTTTTCTTTTTAAAACTAGCAAAACATAAAGATGCAAAAAACTTTCTCATAGCAAATTTTATAGAAAATGATCATTTTTGGATCGGTGATCTAGTATATAACGAGCAAGCAGAAACTAACTATAAAAAATGGTCTAAAAGAGTTCAATCTTTAAGTTATAATTTTAAAAATGAATTGTCTCTTTTAAAAAATGATTTTGATGAAAATTTCATAGTAGAAAATAACGATCATCCATACATTTTAAAACTCTTTTTAAGAGGGGAAATCTCATTAGAGACTGTGGTCATCTTAACTGATTTAGCTAGATGTTTTTCTTATTGGGATAAGAAAATGAAAGGTGAGCCTGTATGGGAAAATATTTCTATGAAAATTAAAAAATACAAACCATTTATAAATTATGATAAAGAGAAAATGAAAGAAATAGTTATTGACAAATACACGTAATAGTGTATACTATAAATACTAAACATTATGTTTAGGTGGACAAGAACAATACAAATAATACAATCAATATAAACAATACGGAGAAATAATATGGCTTTAGATTTCAGTGAACTAAAAAAGAATAGAACTTCATCAAAAGAGAAGATTCAGAACTTTGCCAAGATGAATACTGGTGGTGAAGGTTCAAAGGATGATCGTTTTTGGCAACCAACAGTCGATAAGGCTGGTAACGGTTATGCTGTGATTAGGTTTCTTCCAGAACCATCTGGAGAAGATTTACCATTTGTTCGTCTATGGATGCATTCATTCAAGGGACCAACCGGTTCGTGGTATATTGAGAATTCACTTACCACACTAAAACAGAATGATCCAGTAGCAGAATATAATACTCAACTATGGAATACGGGTCTTGAAGCCGATAAGGAACGTGCTCGTAAGCAGAAGCGTAAGTTGGTTTATATCTCTAACATTTATGTTGTTACAGATTCTGGTAATCCAGCAAATGAAGGTAAAGTATTTCTATTTAAGTATGGAAAGAAAATCTTCGACAAGATTAATGAGGCAATGAATCCTCCATTTGATGATGAAGGTAGAAGCCCCGATAATCCAAATTACAATCCAACAAATGCATTTGTTCCTTTTGATCTTTGGGAAGGTGCAAATCTAAAACTTAAGATTCGTCAGGTAGAAGGTTATCGTAATTACGATAAGTCAGAATTTACAACACCAACACCTCTTTTCGAAGATAATGCTAAACTTGAAAGTGTTTGGAAGTCAGAATATCCATTGAATGACTTTTTAGCACCAAGTAATTTCAAGTCATATGATGAATTGAAGTCTAATCTTAATCGTGTTCTAGGTATTGATGGGTTTATCAATACAGGAAAGACAACGACAAGTCATATTAATTTTGAGGAAGAGTCTCCACCAAAGATTGCTTCTAAGGAATTTGCAAAGTTTTCAGAACCTGAAGACGAAGATGAAGATGATGGTCTTGAGTTTTTCAAGAAACTCGTGAAGTAAAAGAGGGGGCGATTGCCCCCTTTTTTATGTTAAAAATGCACCGGCACTTCTATGGCCAGAAGCAGAAGCATATGCTTTTGAATGTTCTGTTACTGGTCTCATAAATCCTGTTGAGCCAAAATAGTGTTCTTCGTCTGTTGGTGTGGCTATGAAGCCAGTACTTTTTTGACTATAATTTGGTGCAATATTTGTTCTTTTTGCTGGTTGTGATAATTGAGCTAGTTTATGATTTTCTACATGTGGTTGGATTGAAGCTCTTTGGTTCATTATGTCATTTTGAGACATGTTGTTTAATTGTGCGCCAGGAACGCCCATCATATTACCTAGATTACCAACTTTCATATCTGCTGACATACTTGCTAATGCACTACCTATCATAGGAGCCATCATTTTACCCATACCGCCTGGTATCATACCTCCTAACATATTTCCCGCCATCGAAGCCATGCCCATATTTGATGATGCACCACCAGATGATGCATTATACATTTTAGGACCAATGTTTGGTTGTGGTGATAATGAAGGTTCTGCTGGTGCTTGTTGTCTTTGACCTGCTCCTCCTGTATTTGGTCCTAACCCTGGTGTTGCACTACTTGGTGAACCTTGTGGTTGTTGACCTGGTTGCTGTTTTGATGTTGGAACATTTCCACCACCAGCCCTTCTTATAGATAATAATTCACTTCCTGGAGAGTTTATATTTCTTGATGAAACAGAAACTTGCCCTCCACTGTTTCTATCTGATTGATTACCACCAATAATAGTTATACTATCTCCAGATATTGATTTGACAAACCCCACATGCCCCTGACCATTTCTATTAAATACTGCAATATCTCCAGGCTGGACTTGTTTTAGATCACCCTGATTGCTTGCTCTATCCCAAACTGTACCACCATAACCTAAGAAACTTCGTGCAGCATCTGAGCCTGTTCCTTTCATTCCAGAACTTCCTAATACACCATTCACAAATGCAGCACACCATGGAGTTTTTTTAATGTTTATCGGATGATGATATCTTCCAATAAACTGTTGTAATTCTTCTTGTGCATTAGCTTCACTTTTTCCTAAAAACTTTTGTGCTACTTCAAGAGTACTACCACCCGTAGATGTTGCATTTTCATTTTTATTGGTAGATGATATATTTTCATTTTTGTTAGTAGGTGTTATAGTTTCAGTTTTAATAGAGACAGGAGTTATACCAGTGCCAGTACCAGTTCCAAAACTTGCTGGTGTTAAAGAAGGAGCCGATGACACAGGACTCAAATTATTTTTAACAGCGTCACTTGTGTTTTCTACAGGTTTTGTTTTTTCAACTTTAATATTGGATGATGACTGTGAAGTTGTAGTAGAATTAAAATCTTTGTCTTTGCCACCTTGTAATGCTTGTTGAGCAATTTTTAATTGTTCTGGATGTTTTTTGAATCCTTCCCATGCGCCTAAACCTTGTTTGTGTGCAATCCAAGAAGCCATTTTTTTCTGATTAACTTCATTGAATAAATCAGAACCTTTTAGACCAAGAGCCGCCATAGCTGCTTTTTGTGTTGTATTGACTATTTGAAATGCGCCTTTGGCAGAAGAATTTAATCCTTGCGCTTTTTTTACTTGCTCTCCCCATGCAAGAGCTTCATCCATTGTCATTTGAGATAATGGTTTTGGTGATTTCATATATCCTAATGATGTATCATATGGATTACCGTGTTTTGCTGTTCCTTCAGCGTCTATAATTGCTTTATAAAACTCATTTGATTCGACTTTACCCCCGCCGGAAGACCCCGTTTCTGCGCTGCCAGTGAATTTTCTAGCATTTTGATTGTCTGCTGCTATACTAGTAGCATCCATTGGAGCAGTAAACCCTGTATAAGCTCCTTTTGTTTCTGGTGTTCCACCAAATGCAGGAGCAGATATATTGGGGTCAAATGTAGCACCTTGTGGTCCAGCACTTGTTGATCCGCCACTGGTACTGTCAGTATTAGCAGTTTTATTTTCTATAAAATCTATTCTATTACCTTCAAAAACAATATGAGGAGATTTAAATCTAATAGTATCGCTTGATTTAGATTCGAACAACATAGAACCAAGACTTACAATACTCACATTTCTTGAAGAATCAATTTTATAATCACCGGCATTTATAAGAACATTATTTCTTTGTTTTTGTTTTTCTTGTTCTGTTAATACTTTTTCAGACTGTGTTGTTTGTTGTGTTTGGCCATTCCAAAAACTATGTTCTCTACCCCACTTGGCCATCCCTGGATAATTTTCAGCAGTATAACCTAACCCCTTTCTTATAGGACTTAGTATTTTATTAATAGCATCTCCAAAAATATAACCAGCGATAGAACCAATAGCGGTGCCCGCAATAATAGGTGCCGCTATTGGGGCTACTCTTGCTCCTATACTTCCGACACCAGTTGCCATTCTTCCTAGAAGACCACCTGATCTTCCTAAAAGACCCTTTCCTAAACTTAATTTATCAAATAAACTACTCTTTTCAACATTCTGAACACCTTCAGTTTGTTGAGGTTGAGATATTGTTTCTATTGCATTATTTTGTTTATTTTCATTCACCATATACATCAAACGATTTACATCGTGAAGAATATATTTTTGAGATAATTGAATATTGTCTAATTTATAATCAATTGATTTAAAAACATAATTTGCTTGATATTTTTGAGCATCTTTTTTAGCGTCATTTACAGCTTTTTCTGTTGATGCTATATTTTCGTTTTGTTGATTTATGTCTTTCTTTATATCACTTAATTCATCTTTTTTTTCCTCTGGTGGGCGACTTTCAACTCTTTTTCTTAAAGCGGAACCGAAATTTCCTAGACTACCATATAGTTCGTCTTTGGCTACGTCCTTTGCAGCGCCGCCAACCATTTTTGTACCAGACCAAAGTTTAGAACCTATATTTGCAAGTAATCCAGCCAATTTAGTTATCCTTTAAATTTGTTTTGTTCTTCTTCTAATTTCTTTAGGTGATCTTGTAATAATTCAACATATATATCTCTTTCATAAGGTATAAGGTTTTCTATTTCACTAATAGAATATTTGTGATGTTGGGCCATTGCAAAAATAGTCTTATAATAATTTTCAAGACTATTATGACTTAGCCCAGAGAAAAAAAATCATTTAATGCATTTAATACAATTTTCCTTTCATTCCCAAAATCATTTTTGTATTTAATTACATATTCTACTTTTGGTAAATTTGATGTGAATTCTCTAAATTTGTTAAAAGTATTAACATCTAAATTTTCAATAAATTCTATTAATTCTTCTTTGTTAAAATCTCTTGCATAATAAACTTTATCGCCATCAAAGACAGTTTCGATACAATTGATAATTAAATGTTCAAAAAGTTCTGTCTCTGATTTATTTAAAAAGAAAGTGTCAGTGTATAATGTTGTGTCTGGATACTTTAAAGTAACACCTGTTTCATCATTGATGACTATTTTTTTATCAATATTTTCAGGGAATATAACTTTTACTTCATCCAAATTTATATCAAACTGATATATTTTTTCATCTTCGTTGTCTTTATATGCGACACGAGTGATGTTATTAATTGAAATCGCTCTTAGTCTGATGAATAAAAATTCTAAATCAAATATACATAATTTGTTAATATCAAAATCATCATCCATTATACAATTATTTACGACTTGTTTTATAGCATTTAAAATATCACCTTGATCACCGCTTTCACGTGCAATCAAAAGAATCTTTTCTTCTTTGACCAACATAGGTCTTACTTTAATTTTCTTTTTAGATGATGGTATAGTAACGTCAAAAACTGGTGTAGTGATCTTTGGTAAAGCCATAATTTATCTCCAAAATATTTTAAACTGGCGCATATGTCCAGAATGTTATTGTTACAGGTATTTTAATTATTTGATTTGTTGCACCCCAATCAAATCTCATATCACCGACAAAGATTGGGTATGCTTCTTTTAATTCTACAGCATTAGATTTTTCACCTTTATTATCAAACGTTGTTATAACAACGCCACCTCTATATTGGTCTTTATATCCAACTTCAAAAGCTCCTGCCACTGGTGAATCACCAGCGCCAGAATTAAAAACTAAATCATTCCATCGTTTAAAGAACCCCCATGCAGCACCTTTTTCATCTCCTAATACTGTCATATTAACATCTGTGTATATTGAATTGTATGGTTTCTTTTCGTATGGACCATATCCATATCTATGTACTTGATGTGTGGCTGTTGTTATACCAGGAAATACTACACTTTCACATCTATATGTTAATGTTCTTTCGTAACCATTAGCATTAAGACTTGTTGGTGGTGTTATAGTTACTTCGAACTTACTAGCTCTTTGAAATTCACCTTTACGAAAAGTTTCGGATTTAAATGTGTTTATATTAAATGACATTTATCGGGCTTTCTTTAATGAATCTCTCCAAACTTCTTGTGCTGATTTCTTTTCAAATCTCTGAGTTGGTAACATTAGAGCCATATCCCATTCTTTTGGATTTATATTTAAAAAGTCTGATCTAACATGGCTAAATAAATAACTCTTTACACAAGGTACAGCATAAGACATTTGTTTAATTGTTTCGAAATTTAATTTTAGTATTTTTGTTTTGTTTGTATATTTATCGTCACTAATGTTCTCATATAATTTATTCATTAATACTGCTCTATATGTTGGTGGTAAATAGTGTAAATTCAGACCATAAAAACGATCTCCTTTGAAATCGAACGGAAATACTAGTGGAAAGGTATCGTAATATGGGAGTTTTTCTTTTGTTTTTGGATCATAATAAAATGAATACATTTTACCTATAGAATTCACAGAAAGAGACTGGATTTTAGAAAACGGTTTTGCCGTCTCAAACATTTTCTCTGTGTCTACGGATTTAACTCTTGATGCTGTCGATCTAAACCATTCTCTGGCGTCAGCCACATTTTGAGGATTGATGCCAGCAGTTTTAGCATCTTTTACAAGTTTTTGAAAAATATACGCCATTTAAAATTTTATTCCTAATTCTTTTTCTGTTATAATCTGGAACTTCCATTTACGATCTTCACAGAAATTTTCAGCAGCTTTCCATTTACTACTATTTATGCCCCATGTCTGGACTTCGTTGATGTATCTTTTTGATATTTTTGATTGTTTTTTTGGTTCTTGTGTTTGAGCAAATGGCTTTATTTCTACTATGACCGTCTCTATGACGCCATTTCTATCTTTTCTTTTTATATAAAAATCAGGAAAATATCTGTGGATTTTGCCGTCAATAGGCGATTTATATGGTATGAAGAATTCTTCTGACCCCCATTCCAGTATATCTGGATGAGAATCTAACCAGTTCATAAATACTAATTCCCATCGAGAACGATAAATAATATTATTAATGTCACCTCTGTACTTTCGAGGGTTGTGTGGTTTAAAAAAACCTTTGTACGCCATAGATTTTGCCTATAAATAATAATAGGAATATTTATCAAGGATTTATAAATTGGCTTCTACTACAAATATTAATAACAATAATGGTTTAGGTGGTGCTATAACACCGGCTACTACCTCTGCTACCACGCCATCATCTACATCAGTTACTACAAATTTGGCTGATCAAGTACAAGCTAATAGAGCAGCAACAACAAGTTACCCTATTATTAATTTAGCCCCATCTCAGAAATATTATACAAAAATAAGTGTGAACAAATACGGAAGACAAAGTTTTCTTCAGGCAGTAAAAAGTAACACTACGGCTGGATATCAGTTACCAATGCCATTGCAAATAGTAGATACTAACACTGTAAAGTGGGAAGAAGAAGCATTAGGTGTAGTTGGTGGTACAGCTATGAATGCTATGGGAGGGGCACAAAATATTGATTTGGAAAACATAAAATCTGCGACTGAAAAATTTAGTTTAAGCAGTGTTCTTTCTAGTGTGAAAGGTGCAGCAATTAGTGAAGGTATTTCGAAAGGTGGTCAAGTTGGTGGCGCTATATCTGCGATGGCTGGTATAGCACCAAACGAATTTTTGACTATGTTATTTAAAGGTCCAACATATAAAAGATTTGAATTAAGATTTTTAATATCTCCTAATAGCAGTGGTGATGCACGAGATGTTAGAAAAGCTGTTGTAGAATTTAAGAATGCCATGGCACCATCGTTATCTAACGGAAAATATACTTTTGATTATCCAGACATTTTTAATGTCTCTTTTTCTAACGAGAATACTCTTTATGCTTTCAAGCCATCTGTACTAAGTAATTTTTCAGTCAATTATAATCCACCAGGGCTTCCAGCTTTCCATAACGATGGCCAACCTGAATCTTATTTATTAAGCATGAATTTTATTGAAATTGAATTCTGGTTGAAAGGTGATTTTATTTAAGTAAGGAATACAAATGGAAACGTATTTTAGTAAATTTCCAACAATTGTATATAACAACTATAATTGTAAAGATATAACAAGAAGCGTAAAAATTGTAGATCAATATTTACGTATTCCTAATTCATATTATAATTATGAATTAGATAATGAAACAAGAGCAGATACGTTATCTTATTTTGTCTATAATGATTCTTTTTATGATTGGTTGATTTATTTGACAAATGGTATAGTTGATCCGTATTATTCTTGGTATATGGATCAATCCGATTTTAATAATTATATTAATAAAAAATATGGAAGTATGGAATCTGCTATAAAACAGACGAAGTTTTACAGAAATGCGTGGTATAATGATGATAGAGAAATTACACCTAGTTATTTTAACAATACATTAGCAAAAGATGACAGAAAGTATTTTACTCCTAATTTTGGACCTAATGGTAGAATTGTTTCCTATAAAAGAAATGAGACTGATTGGGTTGTTAATACAAATAGAATGATGTTCTGGGAGATAAATTATGCTTCTGGAAATTCATTTACTGTTGGTGAAATTTTAGATTTTAAATATGGCGGTGATATTGTTGGTGGTGCAGAAGTTGCTTTCTCTAATTCTTCTGCGATAATTTTCCAACACATAAGCGGTGTTGTTAATAGTTCTGTTGGAACTATTGGTGAAACATCTAATTCACAGGCTTCATTGATATCTAAATTTAAAAATGATGTGGTCAATATTACTGATGATGAATTTGTATATTGGGAAAGAGTTTCTGCTTATGATTGGGAAATAGAACAGAATTCAAGTAAGCAATATGTTAAATTAATGTATCCAGAATATGCGTTACCAATTGCTGAAAAATTAATTGACAAGTTACAGGAGGAATAATGACTGCACAGACACCAGGTTCTGTTAGAATAAGAAGTGCAACTTTAAAGGGTGAAGATATCTCTGGTAATATCAGAGATTTTAAAGTGTGGTCTAGTATTTTCAAACCATATCGTGTGGCAGAAGTAGTTCTTTTTGATTCGCAGAATTTAATTAATAGAATGAAAATTCAGGGTAATGAGGATTTTGAAATTTCATTTGATACTGGTGGTAATAATAGTGGTCAGCCATATAGAGCTAAATTAAAAGTTACAACATCAGGTAACATAACAGACTTTCCTACAGTAAAAGCCCAAGGTTATAGATTACGTTTAGCTGATGAAATGTATTTTAAAAATCAGACAACAAAAGTTAGTCAGGCATTTTCTGATGTAACTGGAACTGATATGATACAAAAAATATTTGATCAACATTTAAAACCACAAAATGGCGGTCAACTTAAAATTATTAAACCATCTAAAGGTAAAATTGGTACAAAATATCAGAAGTTCATTCGTGCAAATGAATACCCTTTGGCTTCGATATCGTCTATTTTAAAAATACTTTATGCAAATGAATCAGGCAATTACGTATTTTTCCAAGATGATAATGGTGATTATAATTGTGGTCCATTGGCAGAGATTATTAAAAATGCAGAGATGACTGAAAAATTTACACGTGATCCTACTATAGGATCAGATTCCTCTGCATTTGAAAAGGTAGGAAAAAATATATTCGGTCTTTATATTCCAGAAAAGCATTCGCCAGCTATGGATTATAAAAACACCAAAAATGTTATTCCTGATAGCGTTCATAAATTTGGTGAAAAGTATGACCCAGGTAAAAAGAAAAATATTCAAACTGATAGTGTTATAGGTCGTCCTATGAATGAGGAGAATGACACATATCAATCTGAATATCATAGAAATTTGATTAACACAGCATGGGATGGAAAACTTTATAAAAATCATCCACATTATCAGACGATGGGTCAAAGATATCTTTATTCAAGTATTCTTGAAAATGGTCCTTCTTATTCGATGTCTGTATTTGGAGACTATGGTATAAATGTTACTGTTGGTAAAGCTGTTGAAGCGGACATTCCAGAACCATCTGGTGATCAGAATAGAAGTTCACAAAATCAATTAAAAGGCAAGGCGATTGTGGCCAATTCTTTAAAACATATAAAGCCTTATGATACAAGCCCACAATTTGAATGTACATTTGATTGTTTCAGAGGAGGCGTGGAAAAAACATGAGTGGTGGAAGTGGCGTTAATTTTTTCTTTGCAGAAGTTGTAAAGGTAAAAGGTAAGCACGAAGAACATGATTATAATGGTGATGTTCAAATACGTGTAGAAATAGATCAAGATGATAAAGAAAGGTTAAAGAAAGAAGACCTTAGATGGGCCAGAAGTATATTCCCCGTAACTCTTCCTCAACATAGAGGATTGGGGTTTGGTGGGTGTGCTATGATTCCAGGCACAAGAGTTTTTGGATTTTATGCTGATGCTGATAGACAGATTCCATTTATTATGGGAACGATGAGTACTGCTGGCGAATATGGTTCTTTAGATAAAAAGAAATCTTCTCAACCACCAGCGGTCTTAAATAAAAAACAAGCAGAAGACCAGAATCTTAAAAATGGAAAAGAATTAAAGAGAGATAAATTAATTTTAGAAGGTGCTGTTGCATTTGATGAAGAAGACGAAAAGAAAAATAAAGACAGATTAAAAACCAAAGATAAAACACCAGAGGAATATGGTAAAACTGATGCTGGTGAAAAACCAGCGAAGAGTCCTGATAAACCACATCTTGGGTCCAAAAAAGAACCAGATGGAAACGTTCCTGATATTATGAAATATTTAATTTCATCAAATATAAATCCACAAAATATTGGAGGGTTTGCTAGTACATTTCCTGCACTTCAAAGTTTAAAAAAGAAAAAAGAAGGAACTGTAGTTGAGTTATTAGGTCAGAAAGCGTTTTCTATGATGAAAATGATGAGTGCGGTTTCTACTTCCAGTTCCAGTAATATGATGCAAAGTATGCAACAGATGTCTCAGGCAGCTAGTAATTTGAAAAAGTCTGTTTGTGGCGACACTCAAAAAGCTATGGAAATAATGCAGAATAATTTTTATGGTGCTATTGATTTAAATGCGTATCAACAAACATTACTAAATATATCGATGAACATGGTACAGCAATCAGATTCTAATCTTGAAAGTTTGAATACTACATTTGCTAAGTTGGATAATGGTGAATCATTAACAGGCACAGAGATTTCAGATATAGCTTTTGCTATCAATAACTTTTCTAATTTCTCTAATCCACAGATAACTTTGGAACAATTAATGTTGATTTCTATGTTGGTATCTCAAATAGAAAAAATCTTACAGACCGGTGAAGAAGACCCATGTTCTCTTTCTTCGACAAACACAAAAAGTCAATTAGAATCGATAGCAAGACAATTAGGAAGTATTTTAGGAATAGGCGAACAATTACTTGAATATGTTGATTCGCCTGATGATATGATTATTAGAGTCGAACAGGTTGTAAATTCGAAATTAGGAATTGAGGCATAATATAATGGCAAAAGATATAAAAAGACCTAAGACAAGAAAACCACCAGAAATTAAAGCAGAAGACACATCAGGCTATCCAACTACACATGTTTATCAAGACGCTTCTTTCAGAAAAGAAATAGATCATGAAAAGAAAACATATGTAGAAAGTCATGTCACAGGCGCATATAAGAAAATTGATGGTTCTGGAAATGTTACAAAGTTTTCTCCTGTTAATGAGCACACATATAACAAAGGAACATCAACTATTACGATTGATGGCTTTGAAGATTATATGGTCAAAGGCAAGAAGATGGTCATTAAGGGTGGTAATCTTTTAGAATTCGGTGGTGATTTAGATTTTAAAATACTAGGAAGTCTTCATTTTATTGTTGCCAAGAACTTTAAAATTACAGCAGAAAATATGACTATGAGTGCAGAGAAGGATATTTATCACCATGCGAATGAAGGTAATATAAAACAGATTTCAGGTAAAGATACTATTCACACAGTAGGTGCAAATTATACTCAAACTGTTGCAGAAAATTCTACAAAAGAAATTAAAAAGGATGATTCAACAACTGTGAAGGGTGATCAGACAGCAAAAATTGATGGTAAGCAATCTACTACGGTACAAAGAGATGTTACACAGGATTTCAAAAGTAATCTAAGTGTACAAGTTACACAAAATTCATCAGAACAAGTTGGTTCAAAAACCACAAATGCTGATCAGTCTATTAGTAAGAATGCACCAAGCGTTACTATTAATGGTCAGTCTATTAAAATTGGATAAAAAGAATAATGGCAAGATCGGATAAAATATCACCAGTAAGAAAACAAGAGTTTTATAGTGATTTTTTAATTAATTTTGATAAGAATCCTATTACTGGTGTATTAGCCAAAGTAACAAATGAGGATTCTATTAAACAGTCACTTAAAAATCTAGTTCTAACAAATAGAACAGAAAGATTTTACGATCCTCTTATAGGGTCTAAAATTCAATCTCTATTATTCGAACCGTTGGATTTATTTACTGCGGATATATTAAAAGATGAAATAACAAATACTGTAAAAAACTATGAACCAAGAGTCACAATTCATTATATTGAAGTAACACCGGCAGATTTATTTAAAGCCACAAGTGAAAATGGTTATAATATTAGCATAGTTTTTTCCACTATAAATATTCCACAAGAGACAAGATTAGATTTCTTTTTAAGCAGAGTTAGATAAATGGCAAATAATTCAATCAACTTAGTTGATCTAGATTTTAATAGTTTAAAAACAAGTTTAATTTCCTATCTAAAAAATCAGGAACAGTTTAAAGATTATGATTTTGAAGGGTCTAATCTTAATGTTTTAATCGATCTCCTTTCATACAATTCTTTTAAGAATACATTCTTTTTAAATATGATTGCAGCGGAAGCATTTCTTGATTCTGCACAAATGGAAAATAGTATCATATCTCACGCAAAAGAATTGAATTATACACCAAGATCGAGAAGATCAGCAAAAGCAACTATACAAGCTACATTTCAAGCGACGGGTACAAACCAGCCATATACGATACCAAAAGGTTCGTCATTTACATCAATCGTAAAGAATGATTTATATACATTCACTACAGCCGAAACTATCAGTGTTTCATCTGCAAACACTACCTTTACATTTACTACGGATGTTTATGAAGGTTCGTATTTTCAAGATTCATATCTTTACAATGATCAAATAGAATTTCCAAAATTTAGAATAACAAATAAAGATGTTGACACATCAAGTTTGACTGTGGTAGTATATGAAGACAATTCTGAAATAGGTGTTAATTACAAATTGGCTTCTACTCTTTTAGATTTAAAAGAGACATCTAAAGTATTCTTTCTTCAATCATCTCAGAATGGGTATTATGAAATAGTATTTGGTGATGGTGTTCTTGGACAGAAACCAAAAAATAATTCTATAATATTATTAGATTACAGAGTTTCAAAAGGTAAACTACCGAATGGTGCAAGGTCTTTTACTTTTAATTTCGATCCAACGTTTACACCAAATGATTATGAAGGCGAATCTGATGTTACAGTATTAACAATAGCACAAAATGGTGAAGAAAGAGAAAGTATCGAGTCAGTTAGATTTTATGCTCCAAGACATTTTCAGGTTCAGGAAAGAGCCGTTACAACTTCAGATTATGAAATACTATTAAAAACAGAATTTCCAGAAATTAATAATATTTCAGTTTACGGAGGAGAAGATTTAACGCCTCCTCAATATGGTAAAGTGTTCGTTGCTGTTGATATTTTTGATGTTCAAGGTTTACCAGATTCAAAGAAGAATGAATTTTATAATTTCTTAAAAAGAAGATCACCATTATCAATCGATCCTGTTTTCGTAGAACCTGATTATCTTTACTATAAGATAAATTGTCATGTTAGATATAATTTGAATTCTACTCTTCTATCAAAAGAGAGAATTAAAACACTTGTCACGAATACAATTATTGATTACAATAATATAAATCTTGACGATTTCAATGTTACACTAAGATATAGCAAATTGATTTCTGCTATTGATAATAGTGATTCAAGTATTGTTAGTAATTCAACTGATATTCAAGTATATAAGAAAGTTCCTGTTTTACTTGGGACTGCACAAAACATTGTTATAAATTTCAATTTACGATTAAGAAATGATGTACCAGAATTAGCATCAAAACATCCTGCATCTGACGTACACACAATTAAATCTTCTGTATTCACATATAATGGTGAAAAGGTTATTCTAGAAGATAATGGTGAGGGTACAGTGGTCATTTCCAAATTTGATAATTTGTTTAATATCAGATTGTTTAATATAGGAACAATTGATTACGATAAAGGCATAATTAGATTAAACAACTTCATAATTGATAATTATGAAGGTTTAGATTTTAAAATATATGCTTATACTGCGGATAAAGACATAAGTTCTACAACAAATACTGTTTTGACTTTAGAACCATCTGAATTAAATATAACAACAGAAACAGTTAGAGTTTAAAAAATAAATGGAAAATATTGAAAAAACCATTTCTAATTTTGTCGAATCTCAATTCCCCGCATATTACAGGGAGAATGGACCTTTATTAGTTGCATTTGTTACTGAATATTATAAATGGTTAGAGTCAGAAGGTCAAGCAATATACCATACCAGAAGACTTCTTGATTACAAAGATATCGATAATACTGTTGATCAGTTTTTGATTTATTTTAAAAATAAATATTTGTCAGATATTCAGTTTGATACTGTATCAGATATCAGACAGCTTGTCAAACATACACTCGATCTTTACCGTTCAAAAGGAACAGAACGCTCAATTGATTTATTGTTTAGAGTTGTTTTTGGTGTTGGGGCGGAAGTCTATTATCCATCTGTAGATATTTTTAAACCATCTGACGGTAAATGGAAAAAACCAAGATATTTAGAAGTCGCATTAAGTGAAGAGAATATTCTTTTTGCTGAAAAAGAAATCAAAGGTCTAACTTCTGGTGCTATTGCATTCGTAGAAAAGGTTGTCAGAAAAACAGTTGCTGATAGATTAATTGACATTTTATACATTTCAGCGATTAAAGGTGAATTTTCTACAGAAGAAACATTAGTTTTATCAGATGGTTCAAATACCAATTTAAGAGCCAAAATGATTGGTTCATTAAGTGATATAATACTAGATTTGAATGGTGTTGGTACAAACTATAATATTGGTTCTATTGTAGAATTATCATCTCAAAAAGGTCGTCAAGGAAAAGGTAGAGTTACTGGTGTAACAGATATCGCTGGTGTTGTTAATTTTAAGTTAGAAAATGGTGGATATGGCTACGATGGTAATGCAGAAGTAATCGTTTCTGAAAAAGTCATATCGTTAAGTAATGTACAAATTAATGCAAATAATATAACAAATAATTATTTTAAATATTTTGAATCTCTAGTACAACCATATGCCAATATAACATATACTGATTTGTCTGGAAATACCTATTTTCCTGAAGGAACATTAGTATATACGTATCACCCAAATAATGCTGTTAAAGGTTCAGGAATTGTATTATCTCAAACTAACACTAGCATAACTGCTGGTCAAGTTAGAGTTTCTATATATTCTGGGAATCTTCAAGACGCTAAAATTTATTCTACTTCTAACACGATAAGCGCCAATCAAGCATCTTATACTAATAAAACAGCAATAGCAAATATAATGGGGATTTCTTCAAATCTCACTATAGCTGTTACTAATTGTGTTAATAGATTTATAAGAACAGAAGAAGTCTATCAATTAAATGCTAATAATGATGCTGAAATAGCTAACGGCACTGTAGTAACATATTTAAATGATGTTGGTTCTAATGGTTCAGTTCTTTTATCTAATGTTCATGGTATATTTAAGAACAACCTTTTAATTAGAAATAGAGCAAATACAAAAACAGGAAATGCACAAAGAATAGATTTAAATATCGGTGTTTATGATATAAGTAATGCTTTTATTATAACTAATGGTAATTATGTATATTCATCAAATACACTATCTAATGCCACAATTAAAGCTTTAGGTCAAGGCACTGGTGCTACATTTGCTGTATCAAACGATGTTATATACACAGAAGAAATTTTAGATTTAAATACAGATTATTTAAGAGATTATTTAACAGTTGATTTAAATGCTGCTCAATATAATTTTCCTAATGAACCAACAGCAAACGGTGATCCATCAGATGCTACGACTATAGGAGAAGCATTAACTATAGTTGATTTGTATATTGGTAAAATAAGAGCGTTAACTTCTATTAATAGGGGTAGTGATTATAATATACCCCCATTTGTCCTTGTTTATCAACCAGAAATTTATAATTTAAGAATAAAAGATAATATTCTTAATATTTCAAGTTTGACAGGAAACTTTACACCTGGTGAGTTAGTAACTCAAGAGTCTACAGGTGCAAGAGGTATTATTAAACCTTATTCAAATAGTTCTGTATTATATCTTGAAAGATTGAATATATATGACGTTGATTATTTAATACCAGAGACTACAGCAGTTACAGTAAATACAGATGCTAATAATACAACACTTATAAAACTTTCGTCAGGAAATACATCCCAATTAAGAACTGGGTATTATGTAACATATTCAGATAACACAAGTGTTATATCATTAGGCGTTAATGCTGAAATTATAACTATTGTCAATTCTTCATCTTTTATTGTTAATTATGATATTACGGTCGCTAATGGCACATCTAATATTGTTATTACAAGACCTGTAACATCTAATAATTTTGAAATGACTGTTGATGCTAATTCACAAATAAAAGGGTTTGATTCTGGATTTATCGCAAACGTTGATCTTGTTTCAGAAGATGCTAATTCTCAATATCTTGGATTGAACGCTGTAGTATTCGCAAATACTGTTACAGCAAATGGTTCAATAACTTCCATGGAAATATTCGATTCTGGGTTTGGGTATTTTGATGGCGAGGAATTAACATTTGAAAACGATTTCGGTATTTCATCCGGTTTCGCTGTGGTAGAAAAAAGTGGGAAAGGTCAGGGATTCTATCAAAGAAAAGGTGGATTATTGAGTGATACCAAGAAGTTATTCGATGGTTATTATTATCAAGAATATTCATATGATGTACAGTCTTCATTAACGTTAGATAAATACTCTGACATGTTGAAAAAAATAATTCATGTTGCAGGGACTAAATATTTTGGTTCGTTTATATATAATACTAAAGCAAACTCATATACTAATGCTACATCATTTTCTATTAGTTATTCTTCTCCTGAATTATTTACAACGGAGTCTGGTAACTGGTTAATAACCGAAAATAGCAACACTATCCTAACAGAAAGTTAAAATGAATAATAAACTATTAACTGATACACATAAATTAGAGATTGCAAAAACTTTTATGGAATCTTTAAAATTTCATGATAGCGATAGATATTATGTGTATGTTGGTGAGCATGTTCCATCAACAAATACACAAATTGCATCAGCTAATAATAATGAAAGAAGTGTATATATCGATCAATATAGAAATATGATTATGGGTAAAAAGGTCGGGCAAAATGATGCCGCCTTAATGATTAGAAATATACCATACATTTCTAACACTGTATATGACATGTATGATGATATTGATAGTGATTTAAATGAAAAAGACTATTATGTTATAGTTGATGAGGGGTCTAATTTTCACGTATATAAATGTTTAGATAATAATGGTGGTAGACCTTCATTGATCGAACCTGAATATGGCCATATTGTTGGTTCTAATACAGCTTTATATCAAACTTCTGACGGTTATCGTTGGAAATATATGTATACTGTTGATAGTTCGACAAAACAAAAATTTGCTACTTCTGAATATTTTCCTGTTATTGAAAGCACTAATGTTCAGAGTTATGCTGTAGGTGGTGCTATTGATATTATCAAAATAGAAGATGGTGGTAAAGGATATGACAATTATGTCACTGGTACATTCTCAGCGGAAAATATAAAATATTCTGGTTCTGCAACATTATATGAAATTTCAAATACTAGCGCAAGTACTTTGAATGGGTTTTATGACGGATGTTTACTTTATATTTCTAGTGGTTCAGGTGCTGGCGCATATAGAACAATTACTCAATATTATATTGAGTCTGGTAAAAAAATTATAGGTCTTGACTCAGAATTTGATATTAATAATGCACCAGCAATTGGTTCAACATATCAAATTTACCCAGAGGTCAAAATATATGGTGATGGAACACAGTCAGTAAATGCTGTTGCGAGAGCATTAGTCAATTCACAATCAAGTAATTCAATTTATAGAATTGACATCCTAGAACGTGGTGCTGATTATAAATATTTCACAGCAAATGTCGTTGCGAATTCTGTTGTATTGGTTGATAAAGAAGCTCAGTTAAGACCTATATATTCTCCTATTGGAGGTCATGGTTCAAATCAAGCAAAAGAATTAGGTGCTACAAGAACATGTATATCTGTCAAATATGCAAATAATGAATCCAATACATTTTTAACAACAAACGATTTTAGACAAATTGGTCTTTTAAAGAATCCTTTGTTTGCAAATGTTGTTATCGTTTATGATACGGTTATTGGTTCTTATATTACTGGTGAAAAAATTTATAAAATTGATCCAGTGCAGTTAGCAACTAATGCTACAGTTACCACCGATTCAGATAGCATAACATATTCTGGGGGCGCTTTTACGTCACAAATGGCCGCTGGAGATTTACTTTATTTAAAATCTTCTGATAATTTAGGTCATCAGATTGCAACTGTAGTTACCGTATCAAATGATACACATATTAAGATTACTACAAATGCTTTTTTTAGTTGTACAGAAACATTCGTTTACAGTGCAAACGTTTCAACCAACGGTTTTGTATATGATATCGAAGCTTCAAATATTGCAATAACTAATGTTGGTGGTGATATTGGCACTGGAGATATTTTAGTTGGTGTTGATTCTGGTGCATGGATGAATGTGAGTAATATAGTAAGAAATAATAAACAAAAGACGTTTAATACTTTTATTCAGTTGAATAAATATGATGCAACATTAAGTACGCTATCGTTTGAACAAGACGAATTAGTTTATCAATCGAACCAATATACCGGTGAAATATTAGCAAATGCATCGTTACATTCTGTAATAACTGTTAGTGGACCATCTATAGAAATGTATTGTTCGAATCAAGTAGGAAGAGTTACAAATACCTATACTATCATAGGTAATACGTCAGGCGCAACAGCGACTATAAATAATGTATATAGTCCAGAACTTGTATTTGGTAGTGGTAAAATTTTATATTTTGAAAATATTGAACCGGTTGCTAGAACTACTGATCAGTCTGAAACTTTTAAATTAATTTTTGAATTCTAAAGGGAAATAAATGCCTATTACAACCAATCTTAATATTTCTCCATATTTTGATGATTATAATCCTACAAAGGATTATTATAAGATTCTTTTCAAGCCTGGAACATCTGTCCAGACAAGAGAATTAAATCAACTTCAGACAATATTCCAGACACAGATCGAAAGATTTGGTGATAATATTTTAAAAAAGGGCACTATTGTCGATGGTTGTAATTTCTCTTTCAATAATTCACAAGCATATGTTAAACTAGTAGATAATGAATTAAACGGTCTTACCTCTATTCCAGCGTTATATGTTGGTAACTTTGTTAAAAATAGTTCAAATTTAACGGCATTTATTGTTAACTTTTTTGACGGATTTGAATCAACATCTCCAGACTTAAAGACCATTTATGTTAACTATATCAATTCTGGAAATGATGGACAATCAACAGCATTTACACCCGGTGAAACTCTTACAATTTATAATCCAAAAAATTCAATTTATAAAGTTAATATTGTAAATGGCGGTTCTGAATTTTCGAATAATGACACTTTGGTTTTTACTAGTCAAATTGCTGTTTCTATTACATCAGGGTCATTTTCTACAGGTGATAGTATTTACGATTCCGCCGTTGGTGGTTTGGCAAATCTTGAAATTGTCGCTGTAGATACAACTACATTAGCTGCTGATAATTTAGTATTATTAAAAATAAAACCAAGAACAGAAGATTTGGTTAATGAAACATCTAATTCTTCAATGTGGACTATGCCTTTATATACTACTGTTGAAAATGGTGCTGGTGCTACAGGTACTGTTTCTGGTGTTTATGGTGAACAGGCACAAGGTAAAATTATTACAAATGCGTCTGGTGTGATAACTGATATCTCTATTCAGAATAGAGGTGAAAATTATGTTTATGCTCCATATGTTTCAGTTAGATCAATTAATAACGTAAATGGTGTATCTGATTTAGAATTAGTAGGTCAGAATTTCGTTGCACAGATTAAAGCGTCTTCTGAAACTGGTGCTGTCGGAAAAGGTTATACATTCTCTGTTTCTGATGGTGTCATATATCAAAGAGGATATTTTGAAAGAGTTAATTTCCAGACAGTCATCGTAGAAAAATATAATACTGAACCAAATAATTTAGTAGTAGGTTTTAAAACTGAAGAAGAAATTATCGATTCCAATTTTGATACATCATTATTAGATAATGCACTTGGTTCTGAAAACGAAACAGCACCGGGTGCTGATCGTTTAAGATTAACCCCAGAACTTATTGTTCTTAATAAAGATGATGCTGCTTCAAATACAGAATTTTTTAGTATTGTAGAGTTTAACGATGGCAACCCATATAAACAAAATCAATTAACTGTTTATAATAAAATTGGTGATGAAATTGCACGTTCTGGTTATGACCAGAGTGGCAACTTCGTTTTGGATGCCTTTCAGGTAACAACCGACAGTACTTCCAATTCTCAGAATGAAGGTATTTATTATACCGCTGTTGTCGATCCAGGCCAAGCATACATTTCTGGTTATAAAGTACAGACGCTTAATAATTATAGAATTGATATTGTAAAAGGGCTTGACACAAAGACTTCAACAAGTCCAATATCATTAAATTATGGTAGCTATGTAAAAATTAAAGAGGTTGGAGGTAATTTTCTATTCAATGTAGGAGCAACTGTTGATCTTTATAATCTACCAAAAAATTTCATATCAAATACTTCATTAATTGCTACAGGAAATACATCTCCTTTAGGTACCAAGATCGGTACTGCAAGAATGCGTTCTCTAATTTTAGATAGTGATATTCCTGGCACAGCTAATTCAGAATATAGACTATACGTATTTGATATTAAAATGACACCCGGACAGAATTTTGATTTTGTTAAAAGTGTTTATTATAATGGAGATTTCAAAGGAATAGCAGACGTTGTTCTTGAAAGTGATGGTAAAGCAAGACTAAGAGGAACATTAGAAGACGGATTAATTTTTCCTGCCGGTGTTGAGTCATTAAAAAATTCAAATAATGCTAATTACACATATAGAACAATTGATCAAAATTCTGCTACTGGTAATAATGGCATTTTAACAAAATCAATTTCCTCTATTCAAAACGAATATTTTGAATCAGCAGGTAATCTATCTATTTCTGAATTAAGAGATTTATATGTAGTTCCTCTAGCTAATAATTTAGTACAAGCTAACAATCTAGATGGTACTGTAAGTTTCAGTACAACATCTTTAAATGTTACAGGATCATCTACTAAATTCGATTCTGCTTTTAATGAAGGCGATTATTTGATCGCAAATAATGGTGTTTCTGAAGAAATAAAACAAATTGTAAAGATTTTCAGCAACACTCTAATGCAAGTAGATTCTGTGTTTGCTACTACAAATGCTTCTGCTAATTATACAAGAGTGTTCCCAAAGAATGTTCCTGTTCCTTTTGGTTATAGAGATGGTTTAAGAGCTAATGTTGATGTTAACAGAAAAGTACTTTCTGTCACATTTGCTCACAGTAATGATCAAGTTATAACTTTAAGAGGCACTAATTCTGTTAATACTGCGATTGCTTATAATGTTCGTCGTGAAAATGTATCGTCTGTTACAAAAACAGCCAACAGAAAACGTTTTGTTAAAATTAGAGTTGCTAACAACGTTGGTGGTCTTAAAGGACCTTGGTGTCTAGGTGTTCCAGATATTTTTAGATTAAGAAATGTTTTCGTTTCTCAATCAAGCACTGTTAATACATCAAGTCCAAATATATTAGATAGATGTTATATAGACCATAATCAAAATCCAAATTATTTGGGATTAGGATATCTTTATGTTAAAGATAATACAAAATTCACTTTAACAAGTAATGATCATTTACTTGTGGAATTCGACTATTTCACAAGAGATGGCGATGGGTATTTTGATACAGTTTCTTATCTTAGAACTTCTGACGCTAATACGATTGCTCAAATAGATTCACTACCATTAAGTAATCTAACAACATCTGCTTGTTCATTAGAAATTCCAGAAGTTTACACATATAATAATCAGTATTATGATCTATTAAACCAATTAGATTTTAGACCAGAAGTTGCAAACACAGTTGCACCATCCTTAACTGCGACATCTGCACCAGTAAATCCTTCTGCAAATGAAATATTCAATGTTACAAATGACAAGAAGTTCCCATATCCAGATAAAGATTGTGTAATTACAATCGAACAATATTTGGGTAGAGTGGATGATATCTATATTGGTGAAAAGGGTAATATCTATTCTCTACAGGGTATTCCTTCTGTAGACCCAAAGAAGAGATATAATTCAAATCATCCAAAAGATAGTTTAAAACTTCAGGTATTTACTGTACCACCATATCCAACTGTGACTCAAACAGTTTCGGATACTATTGCACAAATTCTAAACACTAACATTTATAATGAGAAAAAATTAAACTTAAGACTTAGAACTCATACTGTCATGCCAATGATGACAACAACTAGTCAACAGTTGTCTCAACCAATGGTTTATACCATGGAAGACATTGGCAATCTTGAAAGAAGAATTAAAGATTTGGAATATTATGTTTCACTATCTATTCTTGAAACTAATATTACCAATAAAATAATTCCTAGTTCTGTTGATCCAGCACTAAATAGATTTAAATTTGGTTTCTTTGCTGACGACTTTTCTACTGAAATTTATTCAGATGTTGCAAATCCACAATTTGCTTCTTCTTTTGAAGTAGAAGGCGATGTTGATTTCGGGTTTTTTGGTAGTCCATTAAGTGACACTCTTGCTTCACAAGATACTCAAAATCCAATATCAACAACTCTTGGTGGTCCAAGTGCTTTACCACAAAGAAAAACTAATAGAGTTGTTCCGCCAAAATTTGTATGGTCACTAAATCATATTGTTGATAATTTAACATATGCTGATGAAGTTATTATTGAACAGTTATTAGCTACAGAAAATAATGTTTGTGTACCCAACGTACAAATTACAACAAACACAACAGTAATTTCAACTAATGCATATTTCTATTCACAACAAAAGAGTCCTTTCAATTTCTTTGAAAAGAAAGTAGATACAATTACTTTTGGTAACGTAGCAGGTGTTGCTACACTTTATTTCTACAACTATGCTGCTGTAGATAAATATACTGTATACCAAGGGACTTCTTCTACACCGATTGCAGGGACAGCGGCATCATTTAATCAAGTTACTGCTCTTACTGCTGCTGATATCGCATTCTTATCAACTAATCAAAATGCGGCTGGTTGGTATAATGCGTTCCAAAAAGCACAATTAACAAGAACATTTTCTAGAGGTATTTTATCACCAATGACAGATTATGTGAGATTTGCTGGTAAAATACAGTGGAATCACAATCCTGCATTAGGAAATCAATATACAATTGTTACTGATAAAGGATTTGGTTCTGTTATTTGGAAATATCTCCTTCAGTATCCAGCGTCACAATCTGTCACAACTACAACAACTGTTGATGTTGCTAATTGTTCGATAACACCTCCAACACCAGTATATAATGGTACTTTAGCAGTTAGAGGCATTCTAACATGGTCATGTTCAAATCAATTTAGAATTAATTCTGCTACATACACTGCATATATTGTAGACTGTACAGGTCTAAAACCAAATACTATACATAAATTCTATCTAGATGGTCAAGAAACAAACACTACACAACTACCAGTGTTCACTATTCAAAGACCATGGGGTGTAGAAGCTACTAATAAAAATAATTCCAGATATGGTGCGGATATGGCATTCGACTATGGGTTAAATGATGCTGGTGGAAACGCTTTCAAATTATTTGGTTTTACTATGAGTGGCCCATTAAAAACCGATGCACAAGGAAAATTGTCTTTCCAAGTCTATACGCCTGTTAAAGATTTAGATTGGGTTGTCGGGGCTTTGGGAGTAACTGGTGGTATATATAATAACTCCCCTGGAAGATTGGGAAGTCTATTTAAACCAACAGGAGGTAGTTCTGGGTACTCTACATTAGAAGTAAAAGATACCAATTCGAGTGCAAAATTGGTTGTCGCTAATAGAGCACCTAATAAGATTCTACCATTTAGCTTCTTTGGTATACCATAAATAATATTATATTTGTAATAAAAAGAGAAAAGAATGACAACATCACCTGTTACATCTAAAACATTTAAATTAGCACAGACGTTTTTTCTTGACCCTTCTGTAGTAAAAAATGCTACAGAAGTTGGCATTACAAAAATTGATTTGTTCATAAAGGCCAAGCCACCAGAACAAAACAATAAATCTGGTATCATGTCTCCAGGTATTGAATTATCAATAGTTCCTGTTATTAATGGTGTTCCAGCTATTGATATGATGGGCGCTGTAAGACCAACAGAACCAACTGAACACGGTGCTAAATTCGCATTTTATTCAACCGGTGCAGTCGCCAGAAAAGAATGGGGGGAGATACAGGCTTCTAACAATGCAACTATTGCCACATCATTCACATTTCAACAGCCATATTTTTGTAAAACCAATTTAGAATATGCTATTCTTGTAAACTGTGATGGTAACGAAGATTTTATTTTCTGGAATTCTAAAAAAGGCGATAAACTTGTAGGCACTCAAACACCATCTCCTGGTGTGAGTGGAAAGAATATTGGTAATTATTTTGAATTTATTAGCCCTATTCAAACTATGGCTAACACCACAGGTACTACTAATACAGTATCTACTAATACAGCTACTATTAATAATCCTTCTAATCAAGTTACAAATATTAATCAAACTCAAGATCAAAAATATCTTCAGAGTAATTGGAAATCAGTTCCAGATTTAGATTTAAAATTTAGATTATATGTAGCAAGATATTTTTATGGTCAAGAACCTGTTGCGACTAATACATCAATTATAAACAACCCAACTATTAGTTCATCATATTTGTATAACCCTAATAGTTTCGTTATTGAATCAAATGGTGGAATTGTTACATTAGTTGCCCCTGTCGAAAACAACGAATATATTTTATTTGATAGAAGACTTTCATCTACAACAGGAATGATTTATGGTGATGTCGCCTATCAACAAGGTCCTTATTATCCAGGTAACAGAATTGTTTCAGGTGTATTAACGCCATTAACTGTTTCTGTAGTTGGAAGACCATCTAATGCGGATGCGAATTCGTTATTGTTGGACACATATACTACAGTTGTTGCTAATGGCAGTTATTTAATGGCAAACGGTTCAACGTTTAATGCTATTGGTGGTTTTAATAATTTATATACTACAAACCAAAATGATTTCGAAGCAATTGTTGTTGTCAGTGGAAATCAGATAAATGTCAGACGTGTTACTGACATTATATCCAACAATACTATTAAAGTTGCAGCAGCATTCAATATAACAAATAATGCTGCTTATTTCTTCAAAGCACCTATTGGTTTTATTAAGAGTGTCGAAAAAGCCGCTATAAATGGCAAAGACGATGACTTATTAACATTATATTCATCTAATGCAAATGGAACAATTAGATTTGTTAATAACTGTATTGAAAGTATAACTGTTACTACTGCTGGTAGTGGTTATAGTAATTCCGATTATATTACTATTAGTGGCTATGAGGATATTAATTACTCTGTAAAGGGTGGTTATCCAGCTACTGCAAATATTGTAACAAATGGGTCTGGTGCAATCACAGCAGTTTATGTTTCGAATCAAGGTTGTGGATTTGTCAATACTTCTTGGTTGACAGGAGCAAATGTTGTAATTAGTAATTCAAGCAATCTTCCTTCAACGGGAACGTCTGCTGCATTTACATATAATATTGGTTCTACAATAAAAACACAATTCACACAAGGTAATGCTTATTTCTCAAATGTCACAGTTACTAATATCGAGGCAATGAGAATTAAACCAGAAATTACAGTTAATAATCCTTTAGGAACTTCTTTTGCTGTTAGACACAGAAGTCTTTTCTATAGAGAAAAAGATGCCAATACGTATTCTGGGTTTGCTTATTATACCGGCACATCTGCTCAATCAGCAGCAACAGATACAATCTTAAAAATATTCAAAGGCCATTCTATTGGTGGTTTTGATGAAAGCCCTGTTATTCCATCTAGGTCAAATCAGTTTGTTATGAGATACCAGGCAAATGGTGGTATACCAGCAGCTAATGTTATTGGTGAAGTATTTTCTAATGCTGTATGTTTTCTTTTTGATACTAGTTCAAACAGTGAATATCAGGCAACATTCTTTGATCCAGATATTACTAGATCACATTATGCGAAATATATTATCAACAATGATTATACTGGCGAAGAAACAAATTCTGGAAACGCATATGCCAAGCATGTTTGTACAAAGGTTTCCTTTGCCAAAGATAGACTAGCAGAAGATTTGTTAGTTTATTTAACAGCTTATAGACCAATCGGTACAGATATTAAAGTTTATGCAAAATTACACAATTCAAAAGACACTGAACCATTCGATGATCATCAGTGGACTCTATTAGAATGTATTGATGGTGGTAGTGTTTATTCAAGTAGAGATAATTCAGCAGACTTTATCGAATTGACTTATAATATACCACAGTATCCTAATACATCTATTACATTTAATGGGTCTGTATCAGTATCACAGGGTAATGATATCGTTTCTGCAAATGGTATTAATTTAGCAAATAGCACAACATATTTCCAATTTAATGGTAATAGTGCTGTTGATAATGCGAATGATTTTATTAGTATATCAAATCACACATTTAAAGATGGTGATACAGTAACATATTATTCATTGGCTGGAAATACAGCTATTTCTGGTCTAGCTAATGATACCATGTATTATATTGTTCAATCAAATTCTACAGGTATTAAATTGGCATCTTCTTATGAAGGAGCAAATATAGATATTACTGCAACTGCTTCTTCCGCTGATGCTGGACATTATGTTTACAAAACAGCAGTTGTTGCTGACGATATGGTTAAAATTTATTCACGTATCTTCAATAATACATATGTAATTTGTATTGTTAATAATGTGATTAATAATTCAGCATTTAAGATTAAAAGAGGATTTGGTGATCTTTCTGCTAATCTGGTTGGTACTGTTACTGTAAATACAACATCAACAAATGTTGTTGGAACAGGTACCACATTTACATCTGATTATTCTAATGGTGACTACATTGCTGTTTGGGTTAATACATCATTCTATGATGTAAGAAAAGTAAATGTTGTAGGTAATAATACGAGCATGAATACAGATGCTGTATTTTCCTCTGCAAATACCACTGGTGCGTTCTATAGCTATCTAACACCAGACGCATTCAGTAATACTAGTGTCACTGGTGATGGCTTAAAACTTGATTTAATCACTTTCAAGTATCAGGGTTTCAATAATCAATTAAATGAGAACGTTGTTCGATACTATAATTCAAGCATGGTTGAATTTGACGGTTATGATAGTTTCCAGATAAAACTTGTAATGATTTCAAACAATGAGTATGTAGTTCCAAAGATCGATGATGTTAGAGCAATTGGAGTTTCTGCATAATGAATAATTTAATTAAAACAAATATTCCAGGTTATTATAAAGACTCTGAGACAAATGCCGTTATAAATACTAGTAACGAATATGACACTATGAAAGCACAAAGAAAGAAATCTCAAGAGTTTGAGAACATGAAACACAAAATTAATAAAGTTGAAAATGACATTAATGATATTAAAAGTATGTTACTCCAAATCATAGACGGTAAGAAGAATGGCTAAACAGTATCCAGTAGTTGATATCTCTACAGACAATTTTAATACGTGGATTACACGAACAAATGATTTGGTTGTTTTTGCCAATGTTGAAGTTGTTAGCGTTAATTCATTTTCTAATGCTACACAGGTAGGTGCCAAAACTACCGGTGATGGTCATGTCAATGGTCATTTTTCTGCCAACATTTTAGCAACAAATTCTTTAAAAGGTGGGAATACTTTAAGTGCTGCCAATCTAACGGTGTATTCTAATACCATATTTAATGAAGTTTATATAATCGTGGGTAACTCTACTCAAAATATTGTTACTAATTCTACTTCTATGACTGTCAATAATACAGTCAATCAAACTTCTTTTATTTCAAATACTACTGGCACAACTGTTCATATTGTCGATAATTTTGCTATCAACACATACAGAGGCGGTCAATATACAATAACTATAAAAGATACATCAACAAGTGCTAATGCATATCAAGTAAGTCAATTATTAGTCCTTCAGTCTGGGGCTACTGACAATGCATTTGTTACAGAATATGGTATTATAACGTCGAACGCTTCCGTTGGTCAATTAGGTGTGTTTTCTGCTAATGCAAATTCCACTCATGTAAAATTAAACTTTACACCAACGGTAGCAAATAGTACTTTAAAAGGTTCAAGAACTCTAATAGCGGTCTAAAATGGCATCAAAAGCAAATTTAGTTATAGATCAAGGTTCTACATATAGTGTGGATGTTGCCTTAAGAGATGAAAACGGTGATGATCTAGTAACGTCAGGATACACATCAAGAGCACAAATGAGGAAGCATTACACTTCCTCAAATTCTGTTTCATTTACTACTGCTATTTCAAATGGTAATTTGACTTTATCTTTGTCTGCCAATCAAACTTCAAATATCGTTTCTGGTAGATATGTATATGATGCTGAAATAATTGATAGTTCTGGAGTTGTAACAAGAATAGTAGAAGGCATTGTAACTGTCACACCAGAGGTTACTAGATGACTATAACCGCCACGATCAAGAGAAGGTCTCCAAAGGTCGGCGTAAAATTAAATAGTAATACTGGTTCTATTCAAACCACCACACCTGTTACTATTCAGACTAATGTTGCTAAAAATAGAATTGATACTCTTGCAGATGTCAACGCCTCAAATGAGGCAAATGGGGCAACTTTAGTCTATAACGCTACTAATGATACATATGTTGTGCAGCAATTAAATTTTTCTGATTTAGCTGGTGATTTAGATGGTGGAACTTTTTAATTTTATAAATAATTAAAATTTTTTAAGAGGAAATTTAAATGGCCAATAATAAGATTCAGATTAAACGATCTGCAACTAATTCTACTGTACCTTCTCTTTCTAATGGTGAACTTGCATTTACTGGTAATGGCGATATTCTTTATATTGGCCATCCAGATGGCACCACTGGTAATATAAGAATTGGTGGTAAACAATTCCCTGGTACACTTACTGCGAATCAGGCATTGGTGGCCAACTCTACTTCTGGCATTGATAAACTTATCACAGCAAATTTAACCTTAAGTTCATTTTCAGTAAGTACAATTAATGCTGTTGCAAACCTTACTCATCTTGGTGCGGCATCTAATAGTGAATTGACTACAACATGGGCAATTAAAAATTTCGTAGACCTTAAAGTCGCACAAGCATCCAATCCTCAAGGAACAAACGGTCAATTCCAATATAATGATTCCGGTGTACTAGCTGGTACACCTAATATGACGTTTGATAAAACTGCCAACACTATTACGATTGGCAACTCTACAGTAAATGTTCAGCTTGGTTATACTGGTTCTGTCAATGCATTAGCACATTTCCATGGTAATCAAAATGCTTATGTTCAAGTTATTTTAAATAATATTAATGCTGGTAATGCTGCATCTTCTGATTATGTTGCAGAAAACGATTTAGGTACAGAGACAACTAATTTCGTTGATTTAGGCATCAATAGCTCCACATATGCTGATCCTAATTTCTCTGCTATGGGTGCTGGTGATGCATATCTTTATACAGCAAATAATGATCTTGTAATTGGTACAGCAGATTCTAGTGGTGGTGAATTAAGATTCATTACAGGTGGTACTACTACTTCTCAAGTTAGAGCAACTGTCACAGTTGGTGGTAATGTTGGTATCGGTAATACCACACCTAATGCAAGATTGCAAGTTACTGGCACAGCAAACATTTCTGGTCTAACTACTGTTTCTGCCAATCTTGTTCTTGGTGCTGGTTTAACAGCAAATGGTTCTGGTGGTTCTGCTGGTCATGTTCTTAAGTCTGGTGGGTCAGGTAATGTTTATTGGGATGCAACAACAGCAACTGTTGCTGGTTCTGACACACAAGTTCAATATAATGACGGCGGCGCTCTTGCTGGTGCAGTAGGATTCACATATAGCAAAACAACAAATAATGTTGCTATTGCTAATACATTACATATTCCTGTAAACAATGCATTTGGTAATGTCACGACAGGTGGTTCATTAGCTAACTCGACAACTTTTGCTATTGGTAATTCATCTGTCAATTCTATTCATACTTCTTCGCTTTTAAGAATTACAAATGCAACAGAAACTATGAATGTCACTGCTCTTGGTGTAGCAGTTGGTATTTCTGTTGTTAATACGACACAAATTGCTGTTGGTTCAAATAACTTCATAAACGCAACAGCAATGGATATCGGTAATACAGTAGTAACCAGCACATTACTTACACTAGGTGGTCAGATTAATGCCAATGGTGGTGTTGGTTCTGCTGGTCAAGCACTAATTTCTGCTGGTGCTGCTAATACTTATTGGGCAACAATAGGTAATGGTACAGTTACATCTGTTGCATCTGGAAATGGTATCACTGGTGGCACAATTACTTCATCTGGAACACTCTATGTCACAGAAGGTGTTGGCCTTGCAGTTAACACAACTGGTGTTCATGTTAAGGCAAACAGTGGTATTATTGCCAACTCAACAGGAACATTCGTTGCTGCGAATACAACAGGTGGTCTACTTGCTAATTCAACATTACAAGTCAAGATTGGTACAGGTCTAGTATTTGATGGTTCTGGTAATGTTGCAGTTAACGCTGCCTCACTTTCATTTACAGACTTAACTGTTTCTGGAAACTTGACTGTTCTTGGTGATCTTGTTTCACTTAATGTTGCTACTCTTGCAGTCGAAGACCCATTAATTGTTCTAGCAAAAGATCAAAGCAATACAACAACTTATACAGATGCTGTTGATATTGGTTTCTTTGGCTCTTATGGTAACACATTAACAAAGAACTGGTCAGGTCTATTCCGTGACCAAAGCGATTCTGGAATCTATAAATTATTCAGTGGTAATATTCCAGAACCAACTACAACTGTTGATACAACAAATGTTAACTTCTCTTATGCTACACTTCAGACATATTTAAGAACTGGTGGCGCTGGCGCAACAGGACTTATTTCAAACGCCACTCATATTGCTATTACTGCTAACTCAACACTTAATGTTGCAATTGCTGCAAACACATTAACACTAACCACACCACTTGCAACTACATCAGGTGGAACAGGATTAAATAGTTTTGCAGTTGGTGATTTGCTTGTTGGTAATAGTAGCAATGCACTAACACGTCTTGCTTCTGGTGCAGACGGTTATGTTCTTCAGATTAATGGAACAGGTGTTGTGGCATGGAATACACTAGACGGTGGAACGTTCTAATAAACTGAAAGGTATATCATGGATACTGAATTTGTAAATCTTTATATCACAAGAATCGTAAAAGAAGTTGAGGAGCTTACCAAAAGTAGGCTCCTCAATGAGGCTAGATACGCTTATCTAGAAAAAGTAAACGAAGAATTGTTAAAGAAAATAGAATCATTAGAATCTCAATTAGATAAACAAAATAAAAGAAAGACAAAAGAAGTAAATACTTCTGATACTTTTTAACCCTTCGGTATATACCGTTTGATTATTTTTGAGGGAGCCATATGGCCAACAATAAAATTTATGTCAAGAGAACTTCTACCTCTGGCAATATTCCGACTACAGCACAAATAGCAAATGGTGAATTGGCCGTCAACATGACTGACGGCATTTTATATTCTACAAATGGTTCTGTTGTATTTGCTATTGGTGCAAATCTAGTTAATCAACGTATAACCGGTGGTGCAAATGCTATTATATTATCGAATGCAACACAAAATTGGTTTTGGTGGAATACTGTTGGTGTAGCAATACCAAGTGTTACTACGAGAAGTGCCGGTACAAAATTAGCTCTTTATCCGTCATTATCAGGCACACAGGTTGATTATGCTATTGGTATTGAATCAAATCATATGTGGTTTAGTACTGATAACGTTACTACTGGTTGTAAATGGTATGCTAATACCACTAACTATATGACATCTAACGTTGCCGGTTTATATCATACTGGTGTTGTTAATGGTTCATCACACACTGTTGGTTCATCCTTCATAGCTAATGCTACTGGTGTATATCATACTGGAACTATTAATGCTGCTAGTCATACAGTAGGGACATCGTTTACTGCTAATTCGACATTAACGAATACTGTATCATTGGTTGTATCAACTAACACTGCTACTATCGGTACAGGAACTTATTTTGTTTCTAATGGTAATGTTGGTATAGGTACTGCATCACCAGCATATAAATTAGATGTTGTAGGTATAGTAAACACAACTGATCAGTTTAGATCAATAGGAACGGGTGGCGACTTTAGATTTAATGGTGGATTTGGCGGAACAGTAGCAGCACTAGGTACTGTTGATAATAAACCATTCATGATGTTTACCAATAACACAGAACGTGTGCGAGTTGATGCTTCTGGTAATGTTGGTATTGGCACTGCATCACCAGGTTATAAACTAGAAGTTAATGGTGCATTTGCTGCCACAACCAAGTCATTCGTTATCGACCATCCATCAAAGAAGGGTATGAAACTACGCCATGGATCATTGGAAGGTCCAGAAAATGGTGTATATGTTCGTGGAAGAACAAATACAAATATAATAGAACTACCTGATTATTGGGTAAAATTAATTGATAAAGATTCTATTACGGTTTCATTGACAGCAATAGGTAAAACAGTTTGTCCTTCTGTTGGTAAAATAACAAATAAAAAGATAAATCTTATTGGTAATGATATTGATTGTTTCTTTCATGTATTTGCTGAACGTAAAGATGTTGAGAAACTTGTAGTGGAGTATTGATATGGTGGTAGGCTATAATCCACGAATGGTAACTAATGGATTAGACATTTCCCTTGATGTTAATAACATCAAATCATACTCTGGTACTGGTTCAACTTGGTATAATCTAATAAATGGTACCGACACCGAAACAACTAATAATACATGGGGTAATGGTGCTACATCGTTTAGTATATTTTGTTTTATAAATGTTTTGGGAAATGATACTTCTTACGCATATCATCCTATAAACAAATGGAATAGTGGAACTACTGATGCCAGTTTTGTTCTTTATCATTTCCAAAATTCAGGAGGAAATGGTTTACAAAATAGGTTCAATTGGTATGCAAATAGAGGTGGTGTGTGGGGAGGTATAAGTGATCTTACACCAGCAGTATCATTAGGACATCATTTTTTCGGACTACAATACAATTCTACGACAGGTGGAATAATGTGGCTAGATGGTTCACCGTATGGTTCAAGACAAGGCAGTGGTGCTGTTGGTTCTGGTTCTGGATATGTAACTGTAAGTGGCGGTCCTGATGCACAAGCAGGTATTCATCATGTTAAATGTGCATATTTCTATAATAGGGAATTGTCTGATTCTGAAATGAGACAAAACTTCAATGCACTAAGAGGAAGGTTCGGTATCTAATGGATTACTTGACACCTGAACAACAAGAAGAAAGATGTGTCATATGTAAACAGTGTGAAAAGTTTTCTTTTAGAGAAAATAGTGTAACTTATTGCATAGAATCAAATCTGGATATCAATCTTACTATAGCAAACAGTGACATTGAATGTCCGTTGGAGAAATTTTAATGGGACTTGCACACTCTCCTAGAATATCAACTAACGGTTTAGTATTTGCATTTGATGCTGATAATACCAAATCCTACAAAGGCCCTGCAATTCAGAATATGGCATCTACTATAGTTGCTCAAACATACTCTGGAACAGGTATAGTATTTACACCTAGCACCGAATCAGTTTTTATACCTGGTATTGGACAAGTAACATCCCCTAAACTAACAGGATATAATAATTACAGTAGTGTTTCTTCTGATTGTTGTCCACAAATTTATTATTATGTGATAGGAAATGATTACGTTAACGTAAGTCCTTCTACAACATATACATATGCAATAGTTTATAAAACTACTTCAGGGTATACACATCCAAACTTTATGTATCGTTACGAATACAATAGCACCACATATGTTACAGAAGCAGGAGTCCATAACGACTCAAACAGAATACATCTAGGAGATGGTTGGTATTGGGCTTGGGGAACGTTTACAACAAGTGCAACATAACACATCTAAATCCGTTACTGATACTTTCATAGATATGACAAACAATACCACATGTTCGGCAGCTTTACCAGCATATAATTCTAATGGTTCATTTAGTTTTGATGGAACTAATAACTATATTAGATATAATAACTCAACATCATTAGATACTCAAACACCAACAGTAGAAGTGTGGGTTAAGACTAATGCATTATCTCAGAATGGATTTTGGTTCGAAAAAGGAGCAGTTAATACTCAATATTCTCTGTTCCAAGAAGGAGGTGTAATTCAGTGGAGGCAATATTTTTCTTCTGGACAAGGTTTAACAAACCTTTCAACCACTACTGCAACATATTTAAATACATCTAATTGGTTTCAAATAGTGGGAACATTCGTTTCTGGTTCTAGAAAACTTTATATTAATGGTGTTCAAGTCAATTCAGATACACAAGCAGGAACTATCAGTACAAATTCAAGTGGTATAACTATTGGAGAATATGGAGGCGGGGGGTATCGTTATAATGGAAATATCGCTATAGTTAGAATATATAACCGTGCATTATCAGCAACAGAAGT